ATGACTTTCTCGGGAAACTTCTAAGCTTAGAAGTTTCCCGAGAAAGTCATAGTTGTGCCACCACAAAGTTCTAAGGTTAGAAGTTTTGCCTGATTGCCGAAGGTCGCCCCGATGCCCTCACTCACGCACGCACGCACGCACGCGCTCTCGCTCTCCCGCACGGTCAGACTACTATGACGCTTTATAAGCGCATACTATAAGAACTCATACAGAAAAGTACAGGCGAAAAAAAGCCCGCCGAAGCGGGCAATGGAGTCGATGGGTTTACAAAACTTCAAGTTGCCAAATCATATTGGTAAACCAGTCTAGAGAGTCGACAATTGCATAATACTCATGATCCGATAAATCTTTGGATTTGTACGCTACCAATGCCAACAAAAGGGCTTCATGATTGCATCGGGAATCGTTATATAAAAGTTGAATGTTTCGCATTTCCATGTTATTCACCCATAAAGTAAAAAGCCAATGAAGCGCAAACCGATAGAATCGCTACCCAAAAAAGCATTGTCGATTGACTACCAAATGCGAGCACGTTAACGACAAAACCCGCAAAGCAAATCAGGGCTTTGAATATATAGAAGTTATAGAATTTCATATTGTCCCTTTGGTTTGGAACACTAGGGTTTCCCCTAGTGTCCCGTTTGGTTTACTTAGCTAAAACTGTCTCTTTGAAGTCAGGGTAAGTGGCGATAATGAAATCTACTAACTCACCCGCAAAGATCGTTTGATTCAAAATGCGGGCTTGTGCAAGGGCTTTGCTAAGTGTTTTGTGCATTTCTGCAATGGTCGTCGTTTCCACTTTGCCCGCTTTTGTGGCGGATTCTGTTTTTGCGGTTTCCACTTTTTTAGCTTCGGTCTTTGCATTTGCAAGATTACGGGAAAACGGCACACCGGTTTCAAAGGCAATCCAAAAACAACCCTGATAGGTTTTAACTGTACCCTGTGAAATATATTTGTCGTTTGCCAACTTTTCGAATAACTCTTTTACCTCTTTGCGTGCGTCATTCTTTGCAGAATTGCCTCTCATGTAAAGCGCTTTTGTTGTTGTGCATGCGACAAGATGGGCATCAACAAGTTGTTGAATGAGTTTATCCTGCTCTTGGATACTCATCAGTTCTAAGTCATCATGCGCTTTTTTAGCGTTTGCGAATGATGCGACAATGCGGTTAATGATTGTCGTGCGGGTTGCGGGTTTTGTGGACTTAGCCATCTTGATTCCTTTGAATAGCATTGATTTAAATATCAGTCAAAATTAACTGACAACTTAAGTATCACCGATTCGACAATGATTGTCAATAGTTACACTTAGATCTAACCTTAGAACTAATTTGGGCATGGTTTGACCCCACCGCCCCCCGACCCCAAGCTGTGGGTAGCGGGACTCCGCGTCGGCTATACGCTGAGCGTAGCATCCGCGAAGACCACAAAATCACCAAGCCTATACAAAAATATACCGCCCACACAGACCCACCCCCCTTCCACAGAAAAGGCCCCCCATGCAAAAATAAAACACACAATAAAAAAATTACATATATAATCCGCAAAAAACAACGGCTGCTATTCCGCCTATGTACACACCAGTTATTGACTTTAATATTCCGCTTGCGGACTACTCCCCGACATTCGAGTCGCTGGAGACCCGCGTGGCCGCAGCCATGGCTGCGTTAGTAGACACTAACAATCTGCCACCTCCCAACGAAATTTCCGAAGAAGACAAGCACAAGGCCCGCGAGGTATTTATCGGGAACGACCTTGCATCGGATCAGGACTTGGCATCTCCGGGTATGGTTGTGTATCTGCAGTCTTTGCTATCTGAATACGATCAGGTGGTAATAAAGTCAGCCCAGCAACTCAGGACGTACGTAACTAATAAGCTCATCATCGACAGTGCCAATGCCGATCCACGGATCAGGTTGAAGTCTTTAGAGATGCTTGGCAAAATTAGCGACGTTGGATTGTTTACGGACAAGACCGAAATCACGATGCGCCACCGACCTACGGAAGAGCTGGAACAGATGCTGCGTGAACGCCTGACCAAAGTGCTGGAAGCGGAAGTCGTGGATAACACTGCAAGACCTGCCATGTCCCAAGTAAAAATAGATGTGTCTGATATAGAAGCGCTTTAAATGGAACAAACCCTAACTCCAGAGATCATTGACAGGATTTCTAAGAAGCTGCCACCAGACGAGGCGGTGGAGTTACTTGCCATGTTTGCCGAGTTGGACGGCAGAAAGCGCCAGCAGTTGGCCCAAAACGACTTTTTGTCGTTCATTGCTGCTATAGATGTTAACTATAAGTTTGGTGTTCACCTAAAACGATTGGGTGGCCTGCTGATGGAGGTCGAGCAGAACATCAAGAACCGGATTGCGGTGTCTATGGCACCTCGTATGGGTAAATCCCAGATGATTTCTATCTACTATCCGGCTTGGTATCTAGGCAAACACCCCGATCACAAGGTAATTGTGGCCTCACACACTGCAGATTTGGCGGTTGTAATGGCCCGAAAGGTGCGAAATCTTATTAATACGCCCGAATACAAGGCAATTTTCCCAAATACAAGCATCGCAAGCGATGCAAAAGCGGCTGCGCAGTGGAATACGACCAAAGGTGGCGAGTATTTTGCGATTGGTGTGGGTGGTGCGCTGGCTGGACGTGGTGCTCACTTGATTATTGCCGACGATCCGCTGTCTGAGCAGGATATTAAGGCTGGAAATACCACATCTTTGGACTCGGCGTACGAGTGGTTCAGTGCTGGTCTGCGTACTCGACTCATGCCAGACGGGAAAATCTGTGTTTTACACACAAGGTGGCACCAGAGGGACCTGATTGGGCGGCTAATTAAGGATTCCGCCATGAATGAGGGCGGGGACAGCTACGAAACCTTTGAATTCCCTGCAATTCTTCATGAGGGCACGGATAACGAGAAGTCAATCTGGCCAGAGCAGTGGTCACTCGAAGCTTTGCAGCAAACACGGGCGTCAATGCACCACATCATGTGGCAGTGGTACGCTCAATACCAGCAAAACCCGACGGCAGCCGAGGCTGCGATCATAAAACGGGACTGGATCAAGTGGTGGACTAAAGATGACCCGCCAAGAATTGACTTTATTGTGCAAGCGTTTGATACGGCGCTAACTACGAAAGAACGGTCGGACTTCTCTGTGTGCCATACGTGGGGTGTGTGGGAGAATGAGGAAGATGGCACCCAGAATGTGATCTTGCTGAATAAAGTCAAGGGGAAATACGAGTTTCCGGAGTTAAAGCAGATGGCGCACGACCAGTATAAAGAATGGGAGCCCGACAGCGTAATTGTTGAGGCCAAGGCCAGCGGTCAGCCGCTGATTGACGAGATGCGCAGGTCAGGTATATTTGTGCAGGACTTCAGTCCCGGTAAGGGTCAGGATAAGATTGCCAGATTAAATGCCGTGGCAGATATGTTTGCGTCTGGACACGTTTGGTTCCCTGAGAATGCGTGGGCTGCGGCTACCGTTGAAGAGATACTGGCGTTTCCTGCGGGCGAGCATGACGATGAGGTTGACACCATGACACTTGCCATGATGAGAATTCGCAAGGGTGGGCTATTGCGCTTGAGCAGTGACCACGAGGATAATGACCCCTATTACGCGGGCCGTCGCAACGCGTACTACTAAGCACACAAGGACTAAATAATGGCTACTAATATGTTCCCCTCACTGAACCCAGCTCCGCTTGGGTTAGATGCACTGGCTCCAGATATGGAGGAGGGTCCCGGGATTGAGATTCAGATTGAGAACCCCGATGGTGTGCTTGTTGGCATGGACGGCATTGAGATTGACTTGATGGGTATTATTGCAGGCGATAAAAGCGACGACTTCGACGCTAACCTTGCTGAAGAGATGGACGAGGGCGAGTTGCAGAAACTTGCCAGTGATTTGGTTGAGATGGTTGATTCAGACATTGGTGCCCGCAAAGAGTGGGTGGACATGTACGTCAAAGGTCTTGATGTTCTGGGGATGAAGTATGAAGAACGTACTGAACCGTGGCTCGGTGCTTGCGGTGTTTTCTCAACGGTACTCACAGAAGCTGCTGTACGGTTCCAAAGCGAGACTATCATTGAAACGTTCCCTGCTCAAGGCCCGGTCAAAACCGAGATCATCGGCGCAATTGATAAACTTAAAGAGGAAGCTGCGGAGCGCGTCCGGGAGGACATGAATTACCAGCTCACCGAGGTGATGTCTGAGTATCGCCCTGAGCACGAGCGCATGTTGTACTCCCTTGGATTAGCTGGCAGCGCGTTTAAGAAAGTTTACTTTGACCCCGGTCTGAATCGTCAGGTTGCCATATTTATTCCTGCGGAAGACATCATTATTCCGTACGGCGCGTCAAGCTTGAAGACCTCTGAGCGTGTTACGCACATCATGCGTAAGACCAAGAACGAGATGCGAAAGCTGCAGGTAGCTGGGTTCTACCGCGATGTTGAGCTGGGCGATCCACAAATTATCCACACAGACATCGAGAAAAAGAAAGCAGAAGACCAAGGCTTTACGCTGACTGACGATGACCGCTATCAGATTTTGGAGATGCACGTCGACTACGACCTGCCCGGTTATGAAGACGAGGATGAGATTGCTCTGCCGTATATCGTGACAATCGACCGTGGCACTAACAAAGTGTTGGCTGTTCGCAGGAACTGGAACCCAGAAGACAAGCGCCAGATAAAACGCGACCACTTCGTACAGTACACATATATACCCGGGTTTGGTGCTTATGGTCTTGGTTTGATCCACCTGATTGGTGGTTACGCCCGTGCGGGCACTTCCATCATTCGCCAACTTGTTGACGCAGGCACACTCAGCAATTTGCCCGGTGGCTTAAAGACACGCGGCCTGCGTATCAAGGGAGACGACACTCCCATAAACCCCGGTGAGTTCCGTGATGTAGACGTGCCAAGTGGTTCAGTGCGCGATAACATCATGATGCTGCCATACAGCGAGCCATCACAGACACTACTTGCGCTGCTAAACCAGATCACTGACGAGGGCAAACGCCTTGGCTCTATTGCTGATATGAACATCAGCGACATGAGTGCGAATGCTCCGGTGGGTACCACGCTTGCTCTATTAGAGCGTCAGCTTAAGACAATGTCTGCTGTACAGGCCCGTGTCCACTACAGCATGAAGCAAGAGTTCCGGCTTCTGCGCGACATCATTCGTGACTACACGCCAGATCAGTATTCGTTCGACCCATCGAGTGGCGACCGGATGGCGAAGCAAGAAGACTACGACATGGTGGACGTAATTCCTGTGTCTGATCCCAATTCGGCAACAATGGCTCAACGCATCATGCAGTACCAAGCGGTGATGCAGTTGGCGCAGCAAGCCCCGCAAATTTATGACTTGCCAATGTTGCACCGCCAGATGATTGAGGTGCTGGGCATTAAGAACGCAGACAAACTTGTGCCTGTGGATGACGATATGACACCACGCGATCCGGTCAGCGAGAACATGGCGTTCCTGAATGGCAAGCCGACAAAAGCGTTTATCTATCAGGACCACGACGCACACATTGCTGTACATACATCAATGATGCAAGACCCCCTGCTCATGGCG